TGATTATGACTATGATTCTAAAGATAAAAATATGATAACATACTCAAAGTGGATAAAATTAAGATATATTGTTGGAGAAAATCCAAAAAGAATAACATTTAATCCTTTAGAGATTGAGCTCCAAAAGCTACATGAACACTGGACCAGAACAAAGCGAATATACTTAGCTGAGAAAGTTATTTTTCCATTGTTCATGTTGACATTATTCGCATTGACAATATGTGTTGTTGTTTTGGGCGTGGGAATTGAAAGGTAATTGAAGGTATGATAAACTATGATGAATTAGATGTAGAGTATGGAGATGTTAAAAATTTCTGGAAAAAGAACGAAATGGAGAGGTATAAGTATTTTAGAAATTGCTGTTTCCATTACTTCGGGCTGGTTGAAGTCTTGCGAGAAGAGTATAAAGCTCCAGAAGAATTTGTAGATAGGCTCAAATCTATCTTTATGAACATATCATTTTTCCTTGTTTATATTATGACAACTGAAAAAGAACAAGAAAAAGAAATTGAGATTGTGTGGATTAATAGATTTAAGAAAGAGGTAAGCAAGAACAAGGATGAAGACCCTTTCTTTGTTGACTTTGAAAATACTGGGACAGCCTAAAAATCATGCGAACCTTATATCAAAAAGAATTTTTAACGAGCTTTAAGGAGCAATCTAGAGCCTCGTTTTTTTTCAAAAAGGGAAAAAATGCAAGGTAATGGCTGGATTAAGCTTCATAGAGAAATCCAACAACATTGGATTTTTCAAAGGGATGATTACCTTAAGGCTTGGGTATTGCTTTTAATCAAAGCAAATCATTCAGACTTTAAAACATTAGTATCAGATAAAATTTCAGAAGTTGTATTAATCAAACGAGGAGAAGTTGTTTCCTCCCTCAAGAAACTTTCCATTGAATTAAAATGGTCTCCCTCAAAAGTAAAAAGATTCATAACTAAATTAGAAAAAGATAAGATGATTCATCTGAAGAACGAAAGAAGATGGACACACTTAACTATCTTAAACTACGAGACTTACCAGTATAAGCGAAACGCTGACGAACCGCTGGCGAACCGCAAGCGAACCGCTGACGAATACAATCAAAGAAAGGATAAGAATGATAATAAGAAAAAGAATCTTTCACAAAAAGAGCAGTTGCAAGGTATTCAAAACCTGTTGAAGGAAAAAAGTAAAAAGTTTGCTGGGATAAATGTTGGGTTTGAATTTGAAAGAATGAAAGATTGGTTAAAAGCAACTGGGAAACAATACAAAAACTACAATGCCTTTTTCAACAACTGGCTTCGCAAGGTAAAAACCGACAGGGCTGAAGGCATGGAGGAAGACGAAAAAATTTTTTACGCTTATAAATGCGACCTATGCAAAAAGGTTCATGATAAAAGCGAATTTAGAGACTTATTTATAACTTGTTGTGAAACTGAAATACAACCAATTAAGGAATGGAAATAATCCCCCCCTATGAAAAACAAAAAAAAGTTAGACAATAAAACAAGAGACAAATTAATTGCCCTCAATAGTAGGATAATAAAAGAACACTCACAAAGAATAATATTATTAGAAGAAGTCATATATAAATATATAAAAATGAATAAAAATACCAAAAAATTTAATAAATATTTACAAGATGAAATACTAAAAGAGGGTATTAATGGAAAAAATCATTAGAAAACTACGAAATGAAATTAAAATCTGGAAAAAGGAATACAACGAACTCAATAAAAATTTGGAAAAAATGGAAGATTTTTATTATAACCACGAAGGAAAAACTTGTGAAGATTTAATAAAAGGAAATTTTAAACTACGCTATGAATTAGAAAAAGAAAAAAGAAGTCATAGATGGAGTTTGGAGTATTTGTGTTTATTGATATACACAAATCTTATTGATGTTGATAAATACAATAAAGTATGCAAAGACGAATTGTTGAGTTATAATTCTTTACAAGATTATCTTGAATGTAATCCAACAACTAATCAAATCTTTTTTGATAAATATGAAAATTATGAAGATAAGTTAGTAGAAAATCCAGAAATAAATATAGAAATAAAGCCAGAAAGAAAAACATATACTATTACTAAAAAACCGATAAATCCCTTACTTCAAAAAGAAATTGTATTACATCTTACGCCAGATATTATTAAAAAAGTTAAAAATGGAGAATTAAATAAAAAATAAAGAAATATCTTTTGATTCAACTGAAATGTCAGATGAAGCTTTTGCTATTGTCAAAGATGGAATCAAAAAACTATTAGACGAGGGCTATGTATTAACAATAAAATATCTTGCTCCTATTAAAAAAGGTGGCGGATTTCATTTAAGAATAGACAAACTGGAGGAAGAATGATAAACTCACAACAAAAAGGGAAAAGAGGAGAGTTGGAAGTTGTAAAGCTTATAAATAAATACTTGGGAACAAATGTTAGGAGAACGCCAAATTCTGGGGGGTTAAGCATTAAGGGAGATATTATTGACATTAATCCAGACTCCATTGCTTTTCAGTTCCACTTTGAAATAAAGAATACTAAAAAATTATCTCTTCCGCAGTGGTGGAGGCAGATATATTCAGATTGTGGTAGAAAAATACCTGTTAATATATTCAAAATGGATGGTAAATTCTATTCTATGTTAGAGTTAAAAGATTGGTTAGATGGTCTTGCTGAAATTGAACAATTAAAAGAAGAGCTATTAAAATGATAGAACTTGAAAATCAAATAGTTTGTTGTCCGAAATGTAATTCAAGCCACCTAAAGAAATGTGGTTTTCATCATCTCGCTTCTGGCTCAAGGCAAAGATATAAATGTAATAGTTGTGGGTATAAGTCTGTTGACATGATGCTATTAGACAAAGAGATTATAGCTGAGAATGTTAGGCTAGAGAAAAGAACACAAAGAGCACAAGATAGTAATAGAATTAAAAACAAATCTTTTCGTGAGTTTGCAAGGCTTGACAATGCAATCAAAGAATATTCCAAACACATGGTTGCTATCCTCCAAAAGATTCCTATAAAAAAATTTAAACCTATTAATGTAAAAAGCTCAAAAGGAACTGGGTTGATTCAAATATCTGATACACACTTTAATGAACTTGTTGAGATGGAAAGCAATCAATATGATTTTGAGATAGCATCAAAAAGAATGAGAACCTTTGTTCGTAAGGCAAAGATATATTTAAAAGCTGTGGGCGTTAAAAAAGTTTTTGTAGGAATTACTGGAGACTTATTGAACTCAGATAGAAGATTAGACGAATTGTTATCTATGTCTTTAAATAGAGCCAATGCTACTTTTCTTGCTGTCTCAATTTTAAAACAAGCAATAGAAGACATTAGAGAAGATTTTGAAGTAAGCGTTGGATGTGTTAGTGGAAACGAAAGCAGGGCTGGACAAGAAATTGGTTGGACTGAAGCAGTAGCATCTGACAACTATGATAACACAATATACAATATGCTATACTATATTTTTAAAGAAAGAAGCGATATTCACTTTATTCCAATGAACAATTCTCTTGAACTCGTTGTTGAGGTTGAGGGTCAAAATGTTTTGCTGATACATGGACATTCTGTGAGAGGGAAGATAGAAAATACAATAACTCAAATAAAGGGGAGGTATTCTTCGCAAGGTATTCAGCTTGGCTACATTATCTGTGGGCATATCCACTCAGCAAGAATTGGAGATACTTATGGTAGAAGTTCCTCATTGGTTGGAGCTAATGCTTATTCAGAAAAAGCATTAAACTTGGAAAGTCGTGCCTCTCAAAATGTATATGTCTTCTATAGAGATGGGAATAGAGATGGAGTTAAAATAGATTTACAATATTATGATAAAATTGGGTATGATATTGACCACGAACTTGAAGCTTATAACGCAAAGTCCTCGCAAAAACTAAATAAAGGCAAGGTAATCTTCCAGGTTGTGAGAATATAGTGTTTGACTATTGTGGGATGATTCAAAAGAAATGTCCATTTGCAACAAAGGTTGAAAATTTTACTCATTGTGGAATTATGAAAGGTAATTTTGAGCAAACGAAGGTAATTTTTATGAAAAAATGTCCAATTAGAAAGAAAAAAAATTAGGCTTATAAATAGGGATGGGGTAATTTTTATTAACAATTAAACCAAAAGAGAGTTATTAACTTTTGTAATTGTTAAAAATGAATACAATTCAGCTGGCATACTGATTACCCCCCCTATAAATAAAAAGGAGTAATACATGAGTGATAAAAAAAAGAAGTTTGAACTTGAGGATGGTAGAGGATTTTTGTTTAAGAATACTTTTAAAACAAAACCTTCTCAACCAGCTTTTACTGGGCAGGCAAAAATAGATGGGAAAGCTTATAAGGTAAGCCTTTGGAAAAAGGAAACAAAAAAAGGCGACCCTATGCTATCTTTATCTTTTCAACCACCTATGGAAGAGATAGAAGATGATGACCTTCCATTCTAATGACAAACAATGATAGGATATTAAGCCTTATAAAAGAGAGGCTGGAAAAAGGAGCGGAAGAATATGGAGAGCAAGTTCCTATTCATTCCAAATCAAGAGATAATCTAAAAGAATCGGTAGAAGAGGCTTTAGATATAAGTGTTTATTTGTGTGCCTTTTTATTAAAACTCAAGGATGAGTATAACAAAGATAAAGAAAGTTGATTTTAAGGCTATTCTCGAGCCTTATACTATATCTCTTGTCTTATAGTAAAGCCTACTGAAAAGATATTATAAGCTGTTTGGGTAAATTGTAAATTATCTTCTGTAAATCTCACAGTATAAGAGGTTGAGCCTGAGTCAGGCGAAAAGGTAAAATATATTTTTCTTCCCTTTACCGCATTGATTAAAGTTTCTAAAATTGTTCTATCAGCAGACGAAAGGTTTGTATAAGATAGTTCCCATTCTAATTGTTTTCCAAATCGTTCATTGGTATATATCTTTCCTCCATACGCTTCATTCACTGAAATTCCTTTATAGTTAGTAGTTTCAACCACATCCATATCAGGATTTCTTGATGGGGTATAATTGGCATAGTTGCCACCGTATGTGAATCTAACTCCTGTAAATGCCATAATTCTCCTTAATAAATTTCGTATGCACTCACGCTTAATTTACCAATAGTTCGTGAGGTTTGTGTAATCATAAAATAGGTTTTATACCAATTTTTTCCAAATGGACTTTTCTTTGTTGTAACAATCCTTACAATATCGCCTACTTCTAAACTATAAAAAGACGGATTTATTATGTCCATACTTATTTTTAGCTTTGGCTTTCCTATAAGGTTATCATAATAAGTATAATAATCGCTGCTCAATGTTCCCACAGAATCAAATGGATGTTTAATTTCTTTAAGGTCTTTCGTAA